TTGATTGGCTTATCTACACCGTGGACAGCGGCTATCGTTGGTATTACAGGTGTGGTTGCGGCTATCGCAGGAATCGGCATTGGTGCGGCAAAAGCAGAAAAAGAGATAAAAGATTCATCTATAAATATAAGCGATACAGTAAAACAGACAGCGGAAAACTTAAATTCAACAATACAGTCATCTAAAGACCAGCTTAACAGTGTAGGTGATACCTACGCAGGCGTTAAAAGCGTTGCAGATAAATACTTTGAATTGGCAGATAATTTTGACAATTTAACAGATTCGCAAAAAGAAATGCTTATTGCATACGCAAATTACATTGTCGAACAGTGTCCAGAATTGGCAGATTCGATTGATACGGTAACAGGTGAGTTTAAAGGGCAAAAAGATGAAGTTTACAATACAATTTCTGCACTTGAAGCTTATGCCAAAGCGGCGGCAATGCAAGATGTATTAAAGGATTTGTACAAACAACAATTTGACATCGGAAACCAGTTAAAAGAAAACAATGAAAAAATTAATGAAGCAGATGAAATCATCTACGATTACGTCAAAAACCTCACCGGAATGTCTAGGCAGGCATTTAATTCAACATATGAAATTAGTGGATTAGGTGACGCATTTGATGTTTTAACGGAAATACTTGATAAAACAAAAGAACGCACTAACGGCTTCAAAAAGACATCAGAAGATTTGCGTAATGAATTGGGACTTAATCGCAAAGAAGTTCACGAATTAACAAATAACAGCGTAATATTAGAAAATAGTTATGCAAAGGCTACAAATGCAATAGATGACGCCGCAACAGAAGCGGCAGTATGCAGAAATGAATACAACAAGCTTACACAACAGCAGAACGACACTGCGGACAGTTCTGATAATTTGCGGGATACAATGCAACAAAACAATGAGCAAATAAGAGAATCCGTGCAACAGTCAATGTATGACATTGAAAAAAATGTAGCGGAAAAGTCAGGCGAATCTACAGAAGATATTTCAAATTTTTACAACAAGGCAAGTGAAACCTTTGGCAGATTGGGTGTTGTAGGAACAGACGGCGGTACAAAGCTGTATAACGGATTTACGACCACAACAAGCGGATTGCCGGGATACAATAGCGCAATATTCGACAATATTCAACAAACGGCTATTTCAAAGGCACTTGATACCGGCTCAAAAGCGGGTGAAAACCTTGTTGATTCGTACAAGGAAAATATTGACGGTGTACCGAACACAACGGCAGTTGCTTTCCTGTCAATTATAGACGCGGTAAACGCAGGAGAAATCGGTTCAGACGTTGGAGCTGACCTCATGAATAACTTAGCAGATACGATAAGCAGTAAAGCATGGGAAGTCCATGACGCATTAACAAACGCTATTCAAAATAGTTACAAAATGGAACTGGAAAGCGATGATAATTATAGCGCAGGTGACCCATTGAAAAGTGGATTTGCTAAAATTCGTATTAAAGGGTATGCGGACGGCGGTTATCTTCCGCAAAAATATAGCATTGTCATGGCGGGTGAAAACGGAATACCGGAAATTGCCGGAACGGTCGGCGGCAAGTCGGCAGTAGCGGGCGGCGCAGAAATTACGGGTATTAAAGATTCCATTTACGATACGTCACAGCGAGAGATAGCACTGCTTAGACAGCAGAACCAGTTGTTACAAGGAATACTCAACAAGGACTTGAGTATAAGCCAAAACGACATCGGAAGCAGTGCAAGAAAATACGCAAGAGAATATTTTAAAAGAACTGGCAAACCGGCATTTGATTATTAATGCATGTACAATAGATGATAATTAATCTATTATAATACGTGACAACTTGCTTTGCGGCGGAATCTATTTTATGTAGGTTTCGCCTTTTGCCATTTCTTTAGCACATATCGAATGCCGGTATGTGCTTTTTTGTTACCAATTTTTAAAAATGTGAGGTGCAGGCATGGCGTACAACGGCTTTTTGATTAAAATTGGAGATTATACGATACCGGACGGATTAATCAAGGCAGATTCCTACAGCGCATACGCAAATATGCAGGACATTGACGATTACACGGACGCAAACGGATACGAGCATAGAAACGCTGTTGAATTAAAGGCATTAAAGGTTGAATTTGAAACCAAGGCAATGCTTACAAATGAAACATTTGAAGTGCTGATGAGCAATATTCGCAACAATTTTACAAATTCGCAGGAGCGTGGCTGTTATATTACAGCCTATATCCCAGAATATGATGATTATGTTACACAGTATGGCTATATGGCTGATTTTCAGCCAACAATTTACGGCACATACGGAAATGTAATTCGATACGATTCAATCAGATTTGCTTTTATTGGAGGTGTTTACGGTGATTAATTATCAATACGCAGAATTGTTTAAAAAAGATAGCATAGATAAGCAGTTGACGATTGAAACGGACGATAAAACGACAAAAATTACAAATGTTGAACTACATCAAGAGCAGTTTGAATTGACAGAAAGCATTTGTTCGGAATCTGAATTGACAATCGGAAGCTGTGAAGCGGCGGTGCTTAAATTTACTGTATCAAACATTTTTTTGCCGATGAAAGACAAAATGATAACGGTTAAAACGGTAATTGATAATAACACTGCAAATCCGTTTCAAATTGGCAGATATAAAGTATACTCTGACACACCAACGGCAGATAGAACAAAGCGTGATATTGTGGCTTATGACAGTCTGTATGACGTGATAAACGCAGATGTGGCGGAGTGGTACAATACTTTGCTCCCGGATAAAGACAGCGTTACAACAATGAAAGCTTTTCGGGATAGCTTTTTTGGGTATTTTGGGATTGAGCAGGCGGACGCACAGCTTGTAAATGATGATATGAAAGTCGAAAAGACGGTTGAGCCGGAAGAATTAAGCGGTGCAACTGTGCTGAATTGTATTTGTGAAATTAACGGCTGTTTCGGTCATATTGGACGTGACGGCAGATTCCATTACATCTACCTTGAGCAAGAAATACAGGGATTATATCCAAGAAACAACCTGTATCCGGCAGATGATTTGTACCCGCGTGAACCGAAAAGCACGAGAATAAGCAAAAGTCTGTATATATCGGCGCAATACGAAGATTTCCTCGTGAAAACTATTGATAAACTGCAAATCCGGAAAGAAGAAGACGATATCGGAGTAATTGTCGGAAGCGGCACAAATGCCTATGTTATACAGGATAATTTTCTTGTTTACGGCAAAGGCAGTGAAGAACTGACGGGAATCGCAAATAACATTTACGGAAAAATCCGGGGAATTATTTACAGACCGTTTTCTGCGGACTGCAAAGGAAACCCATGTATTGAAGTAGGTGACGCGGTTCGTCTGCCAACAAAATATGAAATCATTGAAAGCTACGTGTTAAAACGTACACTAAAGGGCATACAGGCACTTAGGGACAACTATGAAGCAACGGGTGAAGAATACCGTTCTACACAGGTAAATAGCGTGCATAAAAGCATTATACAGCTAAAAGGAAAGACCAACGTGCTGACACGGACAATCGAGGAAACCAACAGTAAGATTACGGACGTTGAAAGCGGATTAAGTTCTGAAATTAAGCAGACAGCAACGGATATAAGAGCAGAAGTTAAAAACACGGCTGACGGCTTGTCAAGCAGTATTGAGCAGACTGCTGAAAGTATTACTTCCGAAGTTAAACGAGCAAAGCAAAGTGAAGAAGAATTGTCTTCTAAAATTACACAGACGGCTGAATCAATCACATCAGAAGTTGGCAAAAAATATGAAACAAAAGAAAACGCTACGAACACAAAAACAGAGCTACAAACCTCAATAAGGCAGACGGCAGACGGATTTACGGCAGAGTTATCAAAACAGGTAACGGAAACTAAACAATATGCTGAATCTGCCGCTGAAACGGCTGAAAGTAATGCAAAACAGGACACGGCAGATAAGTTAAAGGATTACAGCACAACAACAGAAATGAATACCCGAATCAATGCCACAGCAGAGGGAATTTCGGCAGAGGTAACCCGAAAACTGCAAAGCTACAGCACTACAGAACAGATGAATAGTGCAATAAGGCAGACGGCAGATAGCATTAATACAGAAGTATCAAAAAAAGTAAATGGCGATGAAATTATTTCAAAAATTAACCAATCTGCTGAAAACGTTTCGATTGAAGCAAACAAAATCAATCTGAACGGCGCTGTGACGGCTAATCAGAATTTTAAAATCGGTTTGGACGGCAGTATGGAAGCGTTATCCGGACTAATCGGAGAATGGCAGATATTTGACGGATATTTGCGGTATGTTTTAGGAGAAAATGCACAGGCACTTTTAAAACCGGACGAATTGCTTATTAGTAGAAGTGCCGGGGCAAACTTTCACGCATATCCGGGATTGTTGTATATGCAATCTGATGACGGAGAACGAAGCATTTCTATTGATTGCAATGACGGAAGCATTAATTTGGGCGGAAGCTGGACAACTCCGTGGGGCGACATAGAAGGATAGAAAGGAGCAGGCATGAATAAAACGTATGGTCGTATAAATTGGGAAAATTATCCGAGTGATGAAACACCACTGAATGAAAGTAATCTGAATAAAATAGATGTGGCTACAGATGAAATTGACAATAGGGTAATTACACTGGACACTACAAAAGCGACCAAGGAAGAAGTTTCAACACTGGTGCAGGACGTTGCCTTTGAAGAAAAGACAGGTATTATCACGATTGTAAAGAAAAACGGTTCAAAGATAACGATTGACACGCAAATGGAAAAGATCGCGGTAAATTTTTCATATAATGCCGGAACACAGCAGATTATTTTAACGCTTATTGACGGCACAAAGCAGTATATAGACCTGTCAGCATTGATTACGCAGTATGAGTTTTTGGACAGTGACACGGTGGCATTTTCGATTGACAGTGCCGGAAAAGTGTCTGCAATCGTAAAAGAAGCGAGTATACAGGAAAAACATTTACAGCCTAATTATCTTGCGGATATTAAAGTTGAAGTTGCAAAAGCACAGGCAAGCCAGTCGGCGGCGGCAAAATCTGAAAGCAATGCAAAGGCAAGTGAAACAGCGGCGGCAACCAGTGAATCCAATGCGGCGGCGAGTGCTACAAAAGCACAGAGTTATGCTACTGGCGGTACAAACAGCCGCACAGGCGAAGATACGGACAATGCAAAGTATTATAGCCAACAGTCGGCACAGAGTCAATCGGCGGCGGCAACAAGCGCAGATACGGCAAACACGAAAGCAGAAGAAGCGGCGGCAAGCGCGGCAACAGCTAAAACAAGTGCCGATAATGCCGCAGGAAGCGCAAATTTAGCAAATGAAAAAGCGAATAGCGCGGCAAATAGCGCAACCATCGCAGTTTCAAATTCAAATGCGGCACAGCAGTACGCTTCCAATGCGGCGGCAAGTGCGGACACAGCACAAAACTATGCCGTAGCAGATACAGACAGTGCGAAATACTATTACGAGCAGGCAAGACGGATTTCTGAATCGTTTTCGGGTGCATTAAGACCAATGGGAACAGTTACATTTGCAAATCTTCCGGCACTGTCAGAAGCGGACGGCGGAAGCATGTATAACATTTCAGACCAATTTACAACGACTGCTGAATTTAAAGAAGGAGCGGGAAATACTATTCCGGCAGGCGCTAACGTATATAAGACAGAGGACGGCAAGTGGGATATCCTCGCGGGAACACCTGTAACAGGCGTAAAAGGCAGTGCAGAAAGCGAATATAGGAGAGGAAATGTTAATATTACAGCGGAAAATGTAGGTGCGGTGCCGGTAGGCGGCAATGCAGGAAGTGCGGCGACAGTTCTTGATTACAACGCTACATCCGAAAAAATAAAAGTAGGTTGGAGAGGTTCTGCGTTGAACGAAGACCAGATTTTGGCTGTGGCTTGTTATGCTAGCGGAGATGATGATATAGTAAAAGCCAAAATCAAAGATGTAACAAAAGCTACATTTGCAAACTGGCTGGGGACAGTTCCGGCGGCAAACAATGCTGCGCATTTAGGAAGGAATGGCAACGCAGGCTACCCAATGACGTTTAACTGGGCGGGCAAAACCGGACAACCTTCGTGGTTATGGGGTGGTGAAAACGGAGAAGACATGTATGTTTACAACCCTAGTAATTTTAGCGTAAATTATGCAGAAAATGCCGCGAAAGCAAATGGGCATACTGTCAATTCAGACGTACCGTCAGATGCAAAATTTACGGATACAAAAGGAAGATATATTGGCACTACCGTAACAAAGCCACAAGATAAAACAGAAATGTATATCACATATCTTTCAAGCGGTTATATTGTAATGGCAGGAAAAACAGTAAGTAAAAGCTATGCAATGAATACACAATATGGAAATGCGTTTTGGGCACCGTTCACAATTTATTTGCCACCTAATATTGTAAAAAAAATTGACAGCGTGAATATTACTCCATTTGCGGAAACAGGGCTGATAAGTGCAAGCATAAACGGCTATACCAGCGAACAAATAACGGGATTTGTTTGGTCGCCACAAAACGAAACAAAAAGCATATCATTTCATGTTACCGTACATGGAAGGGCGTAAGGTAGGTGATTGGTATATATAACGACAGCAGTTAAAGACACGAAAGTGTCTTATTTTTTTACCCTAAAACACAATAAAAATTATATTTAGCCGCAGAACAGCGGCAGAAAGAGGTTCATATGAGCAGATATTCAGTAATTGATGTAAGTAAGCATAACGGAGTTATCGACTGGAATACCACAAAGAAAAATGTTGACGGTGTAATTATTCGTGTCGGTCACGGCAATGACAGCACATCACAGGACGACCCGCAGGCAATCCGTAACATGGAAGAATGTGAAAGACTGGGCATTCCGTATGGTGTGTATCTGTACTCTTATGCGTTAAATAATGCCGAAGCAGAAAGCGAAGCGGCACACGCACTGCGCATGGTAGAGGGCTACAATCCGGTGTTAGGTGTATGGTTCGACATGGAAGACGCGGACGGCTATAAAGAAAAGCACAACTTCAACCCATACGATAACAGACAGGAAATTACTGATTTTTGTAAGATTTTCTGCGACAGAGTATCCGAAGCAGGATACAAGACTGGTGTTTACGCAAGCAAAAATTACTGGGATTCAGTAATCTATGCAGACCAGTTATCCAATTACGAAGTATGGCTTGCACACTGGAGCATTTCAGAGCCGTCAATGGATTGTCTGTTATGGCAGTATACATCAGACGGTGAAGTTGCCGGTGTACCGTCAAGCAGAGTTGACATGAATTACTGGTACGGCGAGTTACCGGAAGTTGACAGCGGCAGTGATTCTGATAGCAATTCGGGCGACTGCGGCGGCGATGAAGAAGACACAGAGGGCGGTGGATACAGCTATTCTGTAGGCGATACCGTAAACTACGATACAATCTATGTATCTTCAACGTCAGAAGAAGCATTAAAGCCTACATATACGACCGGCACAATTACACGAGTTGTTGACGGTGCGAGAAATCCATATCTGATTGACGATGGCACAGGCTGGATTAACGATGATTGCATTACTGGCGGCGGCAGTGATGATTCTGACGATTCAGAAGAAAGTTCGGATTGCGGCGGCATTTCTGTAGGCGATACCGTCCGTTTCAACG